GCCATAAACTACCTGTTGAATCTTGACACGATCCAGTTCCAGCCAGCTTTTATTTTGTCCCAAACTTTGCAACAAACTGCTTTACATTTTTCAATCATGTTTTTTCTCCTCAATTTCGTAAAAGAAGTTATCCGTATCTTCGGTCTTCCATTTACTTGTATTTTCAACGTTCCACTCAGATGTCTGCACTTTCCAATCTGGGATGTTATCTTTCACTGTAAATGAAGGTATATCCCAAATGCATCTATTATTAGGTTGTGCTGCATAGTTCCCGTCATCGAGCGCTATGATGTGAGCACATTTATGCTCGTGCGGTATCTCTGAATGATCCGTATCTAGAATATTAGGCTCTGGGTGAGCAAAGTCAACAGTAAATAAGTATTTACCATGGTGCCATTTTTTGTCTTTTCCTATGTATTTACCAGCTTGTGCTTCTAAAATATCCCAAGAATGAACAGAAGGATAATAACTGAAACAATTCCAAAGCTGAAGCTCGTCCAGTCTACGCCTAGGTACATCAGTAGGCTTGAAGCCACGTTGTATAAATGCCGTGATAGGTAGCCTATAAAAAATTGCACCATTCTCCATAATCGCGTGAAAAAGAAGAGACTTACCCGTAATGGAACTAATACCAAAGATGATGCAATCTTCAACTTCACCATGATGACTCTTAAGATCATAGAGATATTCTCTCCTTATTTGAGCGTATTCTACAGGAATGTTTGCGTTTAAGTAAGCCATAATTAATCATAAATATCGCCCCAAGTATCCCCATGTTCATAGTCTACTTTATTGGGTATTTCTAAATTAACAGCATTCTCCATAATATCAATTATTTTATCTGCCTTCTCTTGAGACTCAACAGATATATCTAATTCATCGTGTATTTGTATATGTGGTAAAATACCTTCTTCATATAAATCTAACATAGCTTTTTTAGTCATATCTGCTGCGGATCCTTGAATAAGTTTATTAAGAGCTTTGTATGTCATTGCTCTTTTTAAATGTCTTAAATCTCCATATTCTTTTATTGCTTCGTCAGTGGGTAAAGCTTTATGAAAACCAAATGATTTTGGTTCCCACTTATTAAATCTACATCTACGTCCTCCAAGTGTTTTTATATGTCCTAACGTTTGAGCTTGATTAGAGGTCATAGTCATAAGCTCTTTTACAAATGGCACACTATCGTGGTATTGCTCAAAAAGTTCTTCTGCTTCTTCTTTAGATCCAAGACCTAATTCTGCCTGTAATTTATTTTTACCCATACCATAGAAAAGACCTAGATTGATTGTCTTAGCTTGTGTTCTAGATATGTTTGCCATGTCAGCAACTGTTTGGTGGAAATCTACAGAGTCTTTTTTAAATGCTTTTACGATATCTATTACTGCTTGATCATCTTTTACTACAGGTGTTGAGGCTGCAAAGTGAACTACAAGTCTTGGCTCTTGTTGTGAATAATCAAAACAACCCCACTTGCACCCTTCTTCTGGGATAAATAAACCACGTATCAAAGGGCCTAAATCTTTATTTCTTGCAGGTATCTGCTGTAAGTTTGGATTAGAATAACTAAATCTACCCGTAACTGTGCCTCCTTGATCAGACTTTATTGGGTTTATATCCGCGTGTATTCTACCTTTATAGTTATGTTTTAATATAGTATCTATAAAAGTAGTATGCGCCTTGTTAATTTCTCTTGCTTTTGCTATGCTCTTAACAATTGGATGTTTATGAGTGGAAAGGAAGTTTTTAGTAAATGAAGGTGAGTTTGTTTTCTCGGTTCTGGCGTAGGATAAGGAAAGTTTGTCAAACACTTTGGAGATTGATCTTGCTGCCCATATTTGAACATCTTCTCCTGTTTCTTTTTTTACTTCTAGTAGGAGTTCTTCTTCCTGTGTACATAACTGCCTCTTCAATTTATGAGCACGTTCGACATCGACACGAACGCCTTTAAATTTCATATCAATTAAACAAGGAAACAACTGTGTTTCCAAATCAAATACTTGTTGAAGATTTTGTTTTTGTATATCTACAGATAAACGTTTAAACAATTCTAAAGTTAAGTCTGCATCTTTTTCAGCATAAGTTCCAACAAACATAGCAGGTAATTTGTATAATTCTTTTTTAGGATCAACACCAAAAGATTCTGCAGCTTCTCTCAATGCTTGTTCATTTTTAGTTTCGTTTAATTCATGAAAAGAAATACTATTTAAAGAATAAGACCACCTGTTTTCGTCAATTAAAGAAGCCATAACCATGGTATCTATGATGTGCCCATTAATAGGAATGCCATATGCTTTTATCCAGCATACATCATACATTGCATTATGAAATATTTTAGGACAAGGTAATGCACATATTTTTTTAAACCATTCTAAAACTACTCTTCTATCTATATTACCACCACCTTCGTGTGCTATAGGGTAGTAGCCTTTCCATCCTTCTACTGCCAAAGCTATGCCTACAATTTCACCATGACCTTTAATTGCACCAGATCCTCTTGAAGTTAAATCAGGATCTTTTGTTTCTAAGTCAATAGCAATATATTTTGCATCACTAAGATCGGGGAACTCTTCTGGACAGTTCCACTCAGTTTGTGGTCTAAGCATCATTTCTTTTTTTTCTTTGTATCTTTTAACTTCTTTTTCTCTAGTTCGCAATAGTGGATGATTTTGTCAAGATCCTCTACACCGTTCTTGTGCATGTATCTACACACATACTTTATAACACAGCCTTGAAAAAACGAGAGGTTATTTTTTGAAATAAACTCGTACGGCTGTATGTCAAAGTACATGTAGTGGGATCCACCTACCTGCTTATAGTGTGGTTTCTCTTCATCCATTATTTTTTCAAACATGTTTACGTCTGTCATACGATTGCTCCTCCTATTAAATAATCTGTCTCTCCTTCGTTTTGTGTCATTACATATAAATTTTCTTTTGTTCTTGTAACACCCACAAAAAATACTCTATGCTCTGTATCTGGATTTTCTTGTGCACTCTTATATACTATACTTTCTAAATCTGTAAACAAGATAACATTCTCACATTCTTCACCTTTAACACCATGTATTGTAGAAATTTTAATTCTTGCATCAGCCATAAGATCATCATTGCTTTTTAGAATGGTTCTAATGTAGACTTTTGTTTCTTCTGAAAAATTTAACGTCTCCCAGCTCCCCGTTGCTCGCAACCCGTGTTCAGCTCTTAGTCCCTCTATATTTATCTGTCCTTCTTCAATTTTATCCAGTGTCTTACCTGAAGAGTATCCTCTTTCTATGTGTCCGTCTTTTACTCTTAGTCTGTCCCACATTTTTTTAACATCTTCTATGTCTACGTACTCACCCCTATTTAATTTTATCCAAGTTCTATACGCTATGACATAGTCTTTAGGTAAAAGATCCTGTGTTCTTGTATCAAATCTTAATCCCATATTCTGTATTCTATCTTTTACTGGATCTAACAATTTGTTAGTTCTAGCTAGTATGAACCATTTACCTTTAGTAAAATCTAAATCTTTAAACTTCTTTTCGTACATACTTACATAACCCTCTGCATCTCTAGGTTCCCATTTTTTAGGCATACGAGTTCTCATTTGATCTAATATGGACTGAGCTAATTTATGTACAGCTCTCGGTACCCTCTGTGATTTTATTTGAGGACACATCTTACCTTTTAAATTTATAAAAATACGAGGATCAGCCCCTTGAAATGAGTATATGGTTTGATCGTCATCACCCGCTACGTAAGAGCGAAGTGTATGACTCTCTAGTTTTTTAAACATATCCCACTGCAAAGGACTTAGATCCTGTGCTTCATCAAGAAAAATGGCGTCTAGTGGTGGACCAATAACGTCGTCTTTCTTAACAAATCCGTCAATCATATCTACATATTCAAACATACCTGTGCCTCTCTTAAATTCGTTTAAGTGCTCAAACAGATCTCTCGTTTGATATGTGTTAGTGTTGTAATGTAATTCTAATTTATAAGCAGCTTCATCTATTTTCATTTTTGTATTTCTTGCGTATTCAATAATCTTCATGTGATTATGTTTGTATCTAACTTGACCTAGCTCATCTGTATACGCCTCAAAGAAAACGTCTCTAGATCCAGGATAAAAGTTTTGAAATGTTTTCCACTTTTTACCTTGTAATAAATTTGCTTTGGGATCTAACCCTTGTGCTTCTACTCCTAACGCATGCATGGTTTGTACAATAACGTTTGGATTGGTTATTCTATTTCTTATTGTTCTTACAGCTGCTCTACTGTATGCGATAAAAGCTATTCTCTCTGGTTTTGTTTTAAATACATCTATCTCTTCGTTCAAAAAGTTTAACAATGTTCTTGTCTTACCGGTCCCTGGTGGTCCAGGTATTATAACTCTGTGTTCTCTTTCGCTCATTTAAATGGTGGGTCTTCTATTTTTTTAGCCCTTATGATTGGTTTATTTAATTCTACTTCAGATATCTGTATGTATCTCACACTCTTTTTATTTATCTTGCCTCCTATCTCCTCTGCACCAAATTGTTTTTCTAACATTCTTGCCGTAACATTTTTTGGATATCTTTTTTCTGGCCATGATTTTGTTCTTATTAAAAACTTCCAGAAGTCCTTAAATTTAAAATATGTTTTACCGTTCTCTGTAAAAGATTGACCAAGTAAAAGAGAGTTAAAATCTTTACCTGGTGCCCGTGTTATGTAATCAGTTAGTATTTCTTTTAGCTGAACATCTATTTTAGTAGACTCAGGGGCTTCTATAGGTAATGCATTCTTCAATAAGTTGTTAATGGCTTTTCTCCAAACTAATTTTGCTACAGGAGGCATGGCTTGATTTATTTGTTCTAAACATTTTAATGAAAACTTATCTGGGTCATGAAGATGTATTGAATCTACTTCAACTTGTTCATCACCTATTGTTACATAATACAATGGTGGATCTGACTCGTACTTTTGAATTTCTTTTATTTCTGTTTCAGGTAGACCATCCCCTATACCAAATTCTTGCATGACACATTTCTTTGCATTGCAGAAAGATACAATAGGTTCGTCTTTACATTTATATTGATAGTCTTGTTTATCTACAGAGTTAGCTACATTATCTACTCTTGATTCCTCCATAGGTGGATCACAATAAGTATTGTTGTAATGATGAAGTTTAT